CCTTTGGCGTATATCGTGACAGTTGTCACAACGCCGCCTGCCACAACAATGGTTGCTGTAGCATATGAGCCGCTTCCGCCTGTCAGAGCTTGGTTTGTGTAGGTGCCATTGGTATAACCTGACCCCGCCGCTGTAAGAGTTACGCCATTGACGCCTCCAGCGGCGTTAATATTCCACTCAGCCGCAATGGGGTAATGGAATACTTGTGAAAAGTAGCCTGCAGATCGCTGAGCGCCTATTGCAAAGCCTGCGTCGTACCACACATTCTCACGAGTGTTGTAGATAATGGCGTTATTGCACTCGGTAGAATTGCCTTCAGGGTAAAACCACCAGATTTCACCAAAACGAGGTACCTTGGAAACCCAGACTTTCTCACGCTGAGCGTAGTTTAAGTTGTCAAAGAAATAGTTTTGGTTGTAAGTATTAGGAATCTCCTTCACAACGCCGTTGTAAAGCAAGAATCGATCAACACCACACCAATAATACACGCCATCGTACTCAATAACTGATTGGCTTGAGAGGATAGATGACTGACTTGTAATGATGTCATACCGCCAATACTGTGGAGGAGTACCGGTGCCACCAATAAACGACACACGAATCAAAGAATCCAAGCTCCAAAAAAGGCCCGAGGGTGCATTCGACCCGCCGCGTACTGGTAATCCTTGGACAATCTTACCGGTGGCCACTGAGACCTCGTTGGCATCAGCAGATACCCAATCATTCACATTACCGGCCGAGCAATTCTTAATTAGACCATCATTGCCGTAAACAAACACGTAAGGGTGCAAGGATACCACACCACCAGAGACTGAAATGTTGTTATCAAACGTGAGTGTCACGCTTGAACCGGTAGCAGTTGCTGGGGCTGAAATAGTTAAAGTTGTGGTTGCAATGGATACCACAGTTGCGCCAACTGGAATGCCTGTGCCTGTAACAGTCTGGCCTGCGCCAATTTGTGTATCAGCAACTGCCATTGTGATAGTTGCTGACGCGTTTGTAACTGTTGCCGCAACAGAGGTAAACACGCCAATCGGGTTAAGACTTGTGCCCGTAATTGTGCCGCCTAATACCGGTGTATTGGTATTATTGTCAATCAGGGTTAAATTTTGACCGGGGTGCGCAAGCAATAAGTTATTGCCCGAGCCAGTGCCATCAAAGAAAGTATCAAACTGCCAAAGGTTGTCGCTTGAAGACGTGAAGCCTGTCAGCGTCATATCAGTGATACCTGCGCCTACGCCAGTATTGCTAATAGGCAATAACTGCAAACCTTGTGAGTGTCCGCTAAAAACGTTGTTAAAACTCTGTTGCGGGTTAACGTACACACCGCGTGATGGGCCTGACAGCCCTGCAGTAATTTGACGATACCCGCCTATTTTACGTGGGCGGCCTCGCTGGAACCTTACCCAACGACCATCATTGTAAAAGTCTTTGTCAAATACTGTGCCATCCCGTTGAATCCCGGGTTTTGTATCGAGCGCAAAGACCTTTTTAGTCATTAAAACGTGCCCCCAGAAACGCCACTAGTAAACGTACCGGTTGTGCCAGATACTGCGCCGGTAAACGTACCGGTTGTACCAGAAACGCCACCAACAATTGCCAAACCTGTTGCCGACAAGGTAGATCGCAAAACGCCTAAGATGGCAGTGTTAAACTGTCCTGCTGTTGCGCGGTAAACACCCGTGGTAGTCTCATTACCAAAGTTTAAAGATGGCGCGCCAACGTTGCCGTCAGCCAAGCTTAATGTTGTAATTGAGCCTGCCTGTGTTGTATTGGCATTAAAGAAGTTAGTGCCGTCGCAAGCCAAAGTAACCTGCTGGCCTGATGGAATCACAACAGATGTTCCGGAGCCCGTACCTACTGTGAAGCTATAGCCACCTGCTGTTGTGGAGTTTTGAATCACATACAAGTTCACAACAGGTGGGTAGACAATTGTTACGTTGCCTGTCAAAGTGCCTGTGTAAGTTTGAATTGTATTGGTTGCCTCGCTGGAGGTTAGCGTGTAAGCCCCGCTTGTTACCCCTTTAACCAACGACGTGTAGAAAAACTGATTGCTAACACCGTAGCCTACAGTTATGTAGGTCGAGCCCGTGCTAACAATGAATGCTGACTCTGTAGGCGCAAATGTCTTGGTCGACGCGCCATCAATATTGTCAGCGGCTGAGATCACCATTGATCCAGTGCCACTGTTCTTAAATAGGGTAAACCAGTTATTACCCAATGATGACGCAGATGGCAAAGTATACGTGCCTGCGCCACCTGACCAGACTGATGTTTGCGCCCTACTAGCAGCACTAAATGTGCCAGCATTGACCAATGCTAAAACAGGATGGCTTTGACTGAGCGTTGTGCCATCAGCAACCAAGCCATACCCTGCTAATGTGGCTGCGTCTGCAGATGACGTGCCTGTACCAAAGGCTATAGTTCCCCAAGTACCAGTAGTTGTTGGGTTGGCCGTGATGTAAACATACTTTGACTCACCGGCTGCAACAGAGATAATGGTGTTGGTGCCACCAAAGTCTTTGACAGTAAATGCATTTGCACCAACGTTGCGAATCAATGCGTCTTGACCAACCGAAGCCTGATTGGCTGGAGGCATATACAGGCTTAAGCCTGTAGTAGTTGCCGTAACTTGCATAATGCGAGCAGCGTAGTCATCAGTGGCGTTGCCATTGATTGGCCACTCCAACTGAGTATTTGCACTCAGCGTAACGGCGCGATACGAAACGTCAGTCGGCTGAATTACATTGCCGGTAAATGGTGAGTTATAGCTCATGTTAGTCCTTAACTATCAACTGCCACAGCTTGGCGGTCTGCAATACGAAGCTTATCTTCAGCCATTAAAGTCTGCATAATCAAGTCGTAGTTTTGCTGCCACATTGGCATACGCTCGTCATTCTTTAAGAATGGCATGGCCTGCAAGAGGGACCCGTAGAGCAAAGCTTGTGGGGCATAGGTAGTAAACCAATTGGTTTGGTTTGATGAATCCAGAGGTTGAACTCGTTCATAATAGAGTACCTCAAAGTTATACGCAGAGCTTGGTGTAGGTGCTACCATCCAGTGCGTATAGTCGTAGTCGCAATAGTACAAGGGCGTGTCTGTTGCGGAGGGGTCAGGCCAGTAGTTGCGAAGGTACTCATACTTACGAAGCAAAACAGGCTGGCGTTGCCCATCAACTGTTATGTTCATTGAAACAGTCTTATGCCAACGTGCAGGCTTGTCAAGGGTAGCTTGTCCAGCTGTCATAGTGCTGGTGTTGACAGTCAAGTTGCCTAAGAACTTAATCTGGCTTGCAATGATTTGCTCTGCCAGCATAATGAAAAGAGGAATCTTTGCCAATGTGGAGGCGTCATTCCTCTCCAGATAAGACTGGATATTCTCCACCAAGGAGTCATAGGTCATTACTGCGGCAGTTGTCATGCTTACTTACTCCGCTTTTTCGCCATAGCCATATTGTCAACCAAGTTAGGGTAGGGACGGCCTGCTGCTTTTGCTCTTGCTTTTGCTGCCGACTTTTTCTGCGGCGAAAGAGGCTTAGGCTTACCTAACGATTTTGGCCGTTGTTTTTCCCAAACAGGCTTACTTGATGCCATTTTAATCACCTCTTAAAAATAAAGACATACTATTTACTGGCAACGCCTTTTGTTTTCTCAACCGAGCGCATACCAGCAATACCTAAGATCCCCGTTAATATAACCCACAATTGCTCTGCATCTAGAACTGGAGGAGGTTCTAAGCCGGCTGGAATCCAGCCCGTTGCCTGTGCCCATTTCCAACCCCATTGAAATAAAGGATAAGCCAAAAATTGATAGGCCATGGCAGCTACGCCAATCCAGCCAATTGCAGGTCTCCAACCAGATACAAAAATGCTAGAGGACGCGGCTTCGACCTTATTGACCTCAATCTGCGCCAAGTTAGTTGCTTGATCAATTTTCTTTTCTTCAAGATCGAGCTTACGCTGCTCGATCTCCATTTCCATCTTTTCTTTGTCAGTCGTGATTAGGTCACCAGCAACCTTTCCAACTGCATCGATAATGGAGCCAACTGCTAGCAAGCTCATGCCAAACCTTTCAGTGTGCGGTTAATCCAACCCTTAAGAAACTTAACCTGCACGGGATTCTTATTACAAATTTCAACATAACGTGCAATTTTTGCCAAGGCGTAAGACTCTTTAAACCTTTGCCCATCAGTAATCTGGTTAAGCTTTTCAACAGTTTTAGCGCCAATCCCACCATCAGGTGTGGCGCCAACCACAAGTTGTGCCAGCTTAATAGCCATTCCCATGCCTGCATTCACGCCAAAGTTAAAGATGCTATTGGCCACGTCTTGGTTGGCAATCTCGTTGCCACGCATCTTATCCCAAAACTCAACGCGGTAGAACTCACGTACCATGCCGGTCAAGGAGCCACCAAATTC